ACACACGCGACTTGAACGCTGTGTGTACGCTCCATCGCTATGGCGAAGAAGAGTTCTATGCGCAGTTCCAATTCTTCCTGCCTGAAGAGTCAATGGACCTTGTGCCGAACCATTACAAGTCGATTTACATGGAAGCGCACCGCTCTGGCATCCTGCGGTTCACCCCCGGTAACGTGACTGACCTGAACGAGATCGAGTCGTTCATTAAACAGCAGTGCATTGAACACAACGTCAAGGAAATCGGCTATGACCCGTACAATGCCGCCGCGCTGGTGGCTAACCTGTACGCAGAAGGCTTGCCTGTGAAAAAGGTGGGTCAGGGCATGGCTGTGCTATCAAATCCGTCCAAATCAACCGAGCAATTGGTGATGAAGCACGGAATTAAGCATGACGGTAACCCTTTTGTTGGCTGGCAGTTGGGAAACTGCGAGGTTTACACAGATGTCAATGGAAACGTCAAAGTTCGCAAGAACGAAGCCGATCCTTCAGCAAAAGTTGACGGAATTATTGCGATGATTATGGCTATCCACTGCCATTTGGACAATGTATTTGTTAGCGATTCATTTGGCTTCCGCTCAATTGAGTGGTAATATGTGAAAAAATGGGAGCCAAACATGGGAATTTTGGACGTTTTCAAGCGTAAAAATACGACCAGCAACGAAGCAAATACGTTGTTTGGTCAGACTGCATTGGGCAACAATATTGTCTACCAAGGTGACAATAAGAATGTCAATACGCAGGTTTTGTACGTTACGACATCTAGCGCAACAAATGCAGGTCGTGTGGTGGATATGTCCACCCTGTCGCGTAATTCGACAGTCATGGCTTGCGTTGGCGTAAAGGCTCGTGCGTTGGCTCAATTGCCAATTCGTATCACTTCGGAATTGGTTGACGGTAAATGTGTTGACGCAATCAAATCTGACCAAGTTGGCACACGCGAAAAAGCCAAAGCCAAACAGGTTGCGCGCCTATTGAATTCGCCAAACAATTTCCAGACGCGATACGAATTTTGGTATCAATGGTTGATGTGGTACGAATTGTCTGGTGAGGCATTTACTTTGTGGTGGCGCAAGGACCAGAAGAGCCAAACCGAGACTCCTTTGGAAATGTATTTGCTCGACAGCACATTGATTGCGGCACAGATTTCATCGACCCGTTATCCAATGTATCGCTTGTCAACTCCGTCCTACGGATTTAACAAAGAAGATCCATTGCAATACTGGCAGGTCATGCATGTCAAGGAAATGCCTTGGCAGGGTTCCGCTGGTTTTAACAAGGGCATTCTGGCAACCGAGCTTGTTGGCTTGGATCAGGACATCGATCTGTACGCAAACTACATCATGCAGAACGGTGCGAAGCCTAGCGGCTTGTTCCTGACTGACCAAGTCATCCCTGACGCGAAATACAAAGAAATTGCTTCGCGTCTGAAGGAAGCATGGACAGCGATGATTAACAGCAAGCAGTCAGATCCGAGTAAGCCGGGTCAAGGCATGTTGCTGGATCAGGGCATGAAATATGCGCCCATCGATATGCTGACATTGCAAGATGCCGATGCCGCCGCATTGAAGCTTCAGACCATGAAGCGAATCTGCGGTTTGTTTGGCGTTCCTCCTGCGATGATTGGAATTACAGACAGCAAATTTAACAATACGCAAACGCAATTGGACGAGTTTTATAAGTCCACTATGTATCCGACCATTGTGTCCATACAGGAAAAATTGCGCCAGCATTTGTTCCAAGGGTTCCCCGGCTTGGCGATTGAATTTGATACAAAGAACTTCCTCAAAGGTGCGCCTTTGGATCAAATGGAATTTGCTGTTGCTGGCGTAAAGAACGGAATCATCACTCCAAACGAAGCACGCGAATATTTGGGAATGCCTCAAATTGACGGTGCGGACGAATTGGTCAAAGATAAAAAAGCGGGTGATGATGGCATTTCTGGAAGCTCGCCACAGGACACTGGTGGCGGTGGTGGAAGCCAGAAACGCAAAATGAATATTGGAACGACTTGATCGGAAACGATTTATAGTGCAAAATCTGTTTTACAAAATTGTGACTTGATATGCGACTCGATTCACATTATCTGGTAGCATTGGCAAAACAAGTCACGCGACCTACAATAGATTTGCCCGTTCCAAAGGGGCATCCCCCTAAAATACAAGATATAGATCAATCAATTGCTTTAGGGGCAATCAATGAAACAACTGAATCTGATCGAAGCGCAAGTTCAACTGGTCGAAAAGGCAGAAAACGCCGAATCCAAAGGTCAGATTGAAGCCCGCTTCACCACTTGGGGCGCACGCGAAGGCTGTGATGGACGCAAGTTCTATTACAAGCCCGAAGGCTTTATGCAATGGGCTGAAGAGTTCCAGAAGGGTGACCGTCCCCTGCCGATGTTCTACAACCACAACAGCGAATCAATGCCTGTTGGCGAGTGGACCGAAATTGGTATGGACGATGAAGGCATGTTCGGAAAAGGTCGCATGTTCCTGTCCACCACCGAAGGAATGAACGCCTATAACATCATGCGCGAATCTCCTGCCATGTTTGGCGGTGTTTCTGTTGGCGCATATGCTGACGAATATCAGTGGGTCACCGAAGAAGGTGAAGTGTTCCCCGCTGGCTCTGATGACTATTACGAAAAAGGTTATTTCCAGATCACCAAAGGTGGACTGCGTGAAACCAGCATCGTGATGTATCCCAACAATCCCAAAGCCGAAGTGAAGAAGCTTGAATTCTTCCGCGAAGACGGCTCTGCGGATTTGAAAGTATTGGAAGAAGCCCTGCGGGAAGCAGGTCTGTCCAAATCGGAAGCGGTTGCCGCCGCATCCGTATTCAAGAAGGTGATCGAACAGCGTGATGTTGTTCCTGAGCCTATTGAAAGTGCGCCGACTCTGAGCGATTCAGATGCGGAGGCAACCAAACAGGAATTGCTTGAGTTTCTTGCTCAACGCGAACTCCTGAAACTCCTTGAACTCAAACTGAAAGGTTGAAAATGAAAGAAATCATCGAAAAGCTGGACGCTATCGAAGCCCAGCAAGCTGAAAAAGTAGAAGCCGTCAAAGCTGAAGCTGTTGCCGCCGTTGAAGCTGTCAAAGCAGAAATGTCGGAAATGGTTGCCGCTTTGGAAGCCAAAGTTGCCTCCGTGCAAGCTCCCGAATTCATCAAGCCCGCCAAAACTGTGCGCGGTGACGTGAACAAGAGCGTGCGTGAGCAACTGTCTTCGTTCTACAAAGGTGGCAAGCAGATCGAAAAAGAACTGCAAATCTTTGCTGACGAATCACAGATGCAAGCCTACTTGTCTGAAGCCTCTGCCCTGACCGCTGGCGGTGACGGCAAAGGTGGTCGTACCGCTTATGATCCCGTGTTTGCCGCTCTGCGTTTGGCTAACCCCTTGCGCGGCGTGTCTCGCACTGTGGCTACTGACGGTTCGAGCTATCAGTTCCGTGTGAAAACTGGCAACGCTGGCGCACAGTGGGGCTACGGTATTCAGAACAACGGTTCGCCCACCACTGAAAACACTTCCATTTGGCAAGTTGTGTTGAAAGACATCAACGTGCAGTTCCCCATCCGTACCGCCGCTTTGGACGATATCGATGGTTTGGAAGCCAACGTGGTTGACGATATGCTGGCTGAATTCGCTCAAGCCGAAGCTATGTCCATGATCATGAACAACGACCAAACTGGCACTGGTGCAGATACTGCAACTGGTGGTGCTGATGGTCTGCGTGGTTTGGATCAGTACGGCGGTGCAAACAGCACCTACACTGGTGGCACAACTTCTACAGCCGCTTTTGGTTCGTCTGGCACTGGTTCTACCAGCGGTCTGCACAGCCTTGCGACCTATGACCAGTTGACCACCAACGGCAACACTGTCGGAGCCGCAAACGTAACGTACAAAGACTTGATCAACTACGTTCACGCTCTGCCCCAACAGTATTGGACCCCCAGCGCACGTTTGATGGTGTCTCCTTTGTTCCTCGCTCAGATCCGTGGTCTGGTCGATGACAACGGTACTCCTGTGTTCGAGCGCATGGCTCCCTTGGAAACCCAAGGCATCGTTGGTCGCGTTCTCGGCTTTGACGTTGTAGTGAACAAGTACATGGATAGCCCCTTCCAGTCCACCACTGGTGATGCTGGTACTACTAGCCTGTATCCTGCTTACTTCGCTGACTGGTCGCGCTTCCATACCATCATTGATCGCCTCAATATGGTAATGCGCCGCTACGACCAGACGCTCCCAGGATCGATCACATTTTTTGGTGAAAAACGTCTGGCAACGTCTGTCCGCGATCCCAACGCTGGTGTGCGTTATCGCTCTACGGCTACTGCCGCTTAATAGCGAAAATAAGGAGGGGGCGAAAGCCCTCTCCTTTCATTACTTTAGGAAAATGCCATGACCATCACCGAAAAAATTCTCTCTGGGATCAAGGAAGCCATCACTGACGGTGGCAAAGTCACCATCGACCTGAAGGAAGCCTCTGCGCTTACTGGCTCTGGTTCTGGCGTTGGTGGTCGCGTACTTTTTGATGATGCTTTTGCATCTTTGCGTTACGCAAACCCATTCCGCATTGGCGCGCGTGTTGTGCCTGTGTCTGGCTCGGACATGCAGTTCGTTGCCAAGACTGGTAACGCGACCAATCAAACCAACCCTTGGGGATATCCCGTTCAAGATAACGTGGGTTCACCCAACACCAACACCACGATTTGGCAATTGCCCGTGCGTGCTGTAACCGCTCAACTTCCAATTCGCTCTGCTGTTCTGTCCGATGTGAACGCTCTGGAATCAACAATCGTTGAAGACTTGATTCTGGAATTCAGCAAGGTCGAAGCCGCTTCGATGGCAATCAATGATGATCAATCAGGTTCCACCACAACTTCCACTGGCGCAACGTCTGGCTTGCGTGGTCTTGATAGCTATGCGAGTGATACGACATCTGCATTCGGCACATCGGGAACTGCGATCACCAATGGTATCCATACGATTGCTACGGTGGCTCAAACGTCTGGTGGCGTGACCTACAACAACATTGTTGATCTGGTCAACGCATTCCCATCGCAATACTGGGCACTACCCGGCAATGCATTCCACATCCTGCCCTCGATGATCGACAGCCTGCGTTCGTTGAAAGACACGCAAGGTTTGCCTCTGTTCCTCGAAATGGGTGATGAAGATGCCGCCGCAGTTGGTCGTATGTTTGGGTTCCCCGTGATTCCGAACCCCTACTTGTCGAGCGACTTCCCCATTTATCTGGCGAACTGGAATCGCTTCCTCACCATTGGTGATAGCGAAGAAATTTCTATTCAGATGATGGACCAAACTGCTCCCGGCTTTGTTACCATCTACGCTGAAAAGCGCGTGGTATCCTCTGTGCGTGATCCGTTTGCTGGCGCACGCATGAGTGCCTGAAGGGAATAAATATGTCCACGGACAGCGTTCTGAATGGTTTGCCTCTGGGCGGTTCTTCGCGGAACCCGTTCAACTATTCCAAGTTTGAACAGATCAACCGCGATGTCACCACTCAGTGGCTGACCACCGATGAAATCACGAACCATCTGAACTTGTTTGACGATGAAAGTCAGGACGCATATGTCCAGACTTTGGATCTTGCAACTCGGATGATTATTGAAGATTATCTTGGGCTGTCCATTTTTCCTGTGACATATCGCGTTTGGTATGGCGCAGAATCGCTTGTAGCAAGTCCTGTGAGCCTCGATCTGCCAGAGGTAAGCCAGAACCCTACCGCAAGCCTTGCGCCCCTCACAATCGATTCTGTGGCGTATTACAACGCCAGTTTTCCTGCGGTCCTGACCACAATTGGATCGAGCAACTATTTCTACGACAACTCTGGCAACAAAGTGATCGTGAATAGCCTGCCGACCGACATCAGTACCACAATGACTGCGCCAATTGTTGTTCAATACACGACCGTTGGAAGTCCGCTTGCCGCATATCCTGTTATCAAACAGGCTGGCTTGCTCATTCTGACCGACCTGTACAACAATCGCGCAGACAGTACAGAAACAAAACTGAAATCGGTTCCGCACAGCGCGCAAACCTTGCTTCGTCCTTACAAACCTTTGGTGATGTAAATGGCAATTGCACGCTTTGAGACTGTGACCATCAATACGCTTTCCGCATCAAAAACGGAATTCGGTGAACAAACGATTACTCAAACCAAATGGTTTGATACTCGCGGTCGCGTTTTCAATGTGTCGAACCCTGTGAAGATTTCGGACAAATACCGCGTTTATTCTGATCTGATCCATTTCGTGTTTAATTACACGCCGAATATGAAAACGATTGCCAACAATCACGTTGATTATTCGTTGATTTGGAATGGCAAGGAATACAGGATTACGGAAATTGTTGAAGCAAATGACCGCATGACTGTGAAGTTCATGTGTTATCGCAACGATCCAGTCACGGCGGTTTAAATGGCAACACAAAACAATGTCCTGACGTATGGCAAAGCAATTCAGTACCAACTGAGCCAGATTGTCAATCCGGTCCCTGTGTACTCGGCATTCAACCGCAATTTTGCGAAAGAGCCGAAATTTGTCACATGGATGTTGCGTAACGTTCACCAGCCTGTTTATACGGGTCAGACGAAAAACAACAAGGGCATCGACACACCAGTTTTCCAGATTTCGATTTTTACCCAAAACATCGAAGATGGATTTACAATTTCAAATCAGATTTTGCAAAGTCTGCACGGATATTCAGGTCAATTTGGCAGTGAAGAATCTGGGTTTT